ATTGTTGCTGGAGCAGCAATTGGTGAAGGCGCATTAGTTGGAACAAGTGCCACAGGCAGAGCAGTTGCTTTGGTTGCTGGAACAGATACAACTAAGTATGTCGTTGGAACCCTACTAACCGAGTCTGGAGCATCTGGTGACATCGTAACAGCAGTCATCAATTGTGCTAATCCGGGCAGAGCAGCATAAGGAGCGTAAACAAACATGCCACAACCAAGTATTAACTCCGTACATGTTGATGCAATTCTGACTAATATCTCAGTTGCATACATGCAAAAAGCAGAAAACTTTATCGCAGACAAGGTATTCCCAGTAGTACCTGTTGATAAAAAGAGCGATAAGTATTTTGTTTATACAAAGAACGACTGGTTCCGTGACGAGGCACAACGCCGAGCAGATGGAACAGAGTCCGCAGGTTCAGGTTACAACCTAACCACAGGAACATACGCAGCAGATGTATTTGCCTTCCATAAAGATGTAGGCGATCAAACAGTTGCTAACGCAGACGCACCTTTGAATCCTCTTCGTGAGGCAACAGAGTTCGTTACAAACCGTATGCTTCTTCGTAAAGAATTACAATTCGTATCTGACTTCTTCACAACTGGAGTATGGGCTGATGATGTAACTGGTGTTGCAGGCGCACCATCTTCAGGTGAGACAAAGCAATGGTCAGATTACACATCTTCAGACCCAATCGATGATATCGAAGAGGCAAAGAGCGAAATCCTAGGTAACACAGGTATGGCTCCAAATACTCTCGTACTAGGTTATGAAGTATTTCGTCAATTAAAGAACCACCCAGACTTAGTTGACCGCATTAAGTACACATCAAGCCAAACAATTACAGAGGATATGCTTGCTCGTATGTTTGACTTAGATCGTGTTCTTGTTGCTCGTGCAGTAAAGGCAACCAATAATGAAGGCGCAGCCGAAGCATATGGATTTGCTTATGGTAAAGCAGCAGCACTTTATTATGTAGCACCAAGTCCCGGATTACTAACCCCATCAGCAGGTTATACCTTCTCATGGACTGGCGTATCAGGTGGCATTGGTTCAACAATTGGCGTAAGTTCATTCCGTATGGAGTCACTAAAGGCAGAGCGTGTTGAGGCTGAAATGGCTTTTGACAACAAGGTAATTGGTTCTGATCTTGGTTATTTCTGGAATACAATAGTCGCTTAGTTCAGTAACAAATGAAAGGAGAGTCTTCATTGGCTCTCCTTTCTTTATTAGAAAAGGAAAAATATGCCACAAGTAAATAGAATTACAAGAGGCGAAGCAGCAGTTGGCGCACTACAAATTGGCGATAACGATACTGTTTACGGTATCGAGTTCGGCACTGTGGCCATCGACCCTGCTTCAATCAATGCAACAACTCGTGGGGGAACTACATTTACTTTGACTGGTGCTGCTACAACAGACATCATCATCGTAAATCCACCTTCAACCTTGAACGATGATTTAATCTTCGCTGGAGCGGCAGTAACGGCAGCAGATACAGTAACTATCTACCTTTACAACCCAACAGGAGATGCAATCAACCAAGCCGAAGTAACATTCTCATACTGCTGGATTGATACAACTGCATAAGATGAAAGCCCGAATTCTTAAGCAAATGACTGTTAATGGCGAGATATTAGTGCCATCAACAGTGGTTGATGTAAGTGGTTGGAGAACTGCCAATTCATTAAAGAACAATAGATATATTGAATTTATTGAAGATGCGGTTGAGATTAAAGAAGAAATCAAAAAGCCTAAGCAACAAAAAGACTTAATAAACAAGTAAACTAGAGGGGCGATTAGAAATAGTCGCCCTATCTATAAAGGAGTTTTATGGCAATTACACATAACATTGTGTCTGTTGGAACTACCCAAACTGTAATCTCTACTGCCGCAAATGATCGTGACGGACACTCAGTCTTGATTCAAAATCCATCTGAAAGCACCACAGTTTATATTGGCGGAACTGGCGTTACTACCGCTTCTTATGGAGTGGCTCTTGCTGGCGGTGCAGATATTTCTATTGATCTTTTACAAGGTGAAATCGTATATGGAATAGTTGCTTCTAGTACCCAAAATGTTAATGTTCTGCGAGCAGGAAACTAATTAAGAAAAGTAAGGAGATATTGTGGCTTTAACTCCCGACCTTACGACCATTACCCTGACTGGAACTTATGTTGATATTCAAGGCAATCCAGTCTCAGGTTCTGTAACCTTTACACCCCAAAGCATTATTAAAGATACTGACCAAAATCAAATTATTGTTAATCAGGTTTTAACCGCAACCCTTAATGCTAATGGTGAGTTTTCTATAGTTTTACCAATAACTGATGATACTGATGTAACTCCACAGCCATTTGCTTATGAAGTTGAAGAAGTTTTTACTGGCGGAAGAAGTTTCTTTATTACTCTGCCCACTGACACTCCTGACCCACAAGATATCGCAGACCTCGCTCCTGCCGTCACTTCAGCAGAAGCAGCAAGTTATGTTACGCAAGCCCAGTACAATACTTTATTAGCAAGATATACGGCTGCTGACGCAGAGTATGAACAAATGACGGATACAGGGGCAAACTTAGATAATATAGAATTATATGCAGACCAAGCAGAAACTGCTAATGTTGAAACAAGTAAAGCAGCATTAAATCAATTTGTTTTGATGGGAATGTAAAATGGCTGAACCGTATGTACCAATAGCAAGACATACTACTGCTGCTGCGCTAATGACTGAACTTGAAAATGCTTTGGATACTATTGATGATGATACTGACTTGATTGTTGCCGATGTAAATGCGGCTTTGACTGCAAGAAATAGTGCAAGAAGTTCTGCTAAACAAGCCACATTTGGCATGATGTTAGGTGGTGCATAATGCCGATAGATGCCTCGGTCACCCAAGTTACAGTTACTGGAAACTATGTTGATTTCTTAGGAACAGCAATAGCAGGTCAAGTCCAATTTACGCTTTCAGATATGCTCAGAAACTCACTCGCAAATGAAATGGTTGTGCCTTCAACTATTGCAGTAACTTTAGATTCAAATGGTTCGTTTTCAACCTCTTTACCAGCAACAGATGACGCCGATATTATTCCAACATTTAGTTATACAGTTGAAGAAGCCTTTCCAAGTGGCAGAACCTACACAATAACCCTACCTGCTGCGAGTGCTGGTGCTTTGAGTCTTGCTGATATTTCTCCCCTTCCAACAATAGATACAACCTACATTGGGCTCATAACAGAAGTGCCTTTTGCTGCTCTTGAAACTTTAATAGCAGCATTAGACGCACTAATTACTCAAGCAACTAATGAGTTCCCAAGTTCAGGCAACTACTGGGAAATTAACGCAAGTTATGCTACTTATACGCAAGTCAATAGTGCCTTTGCTACATATACTCTGCTAAACTCTGGTTCATATCCAGTCTCTGGTAGTGATATGGCAGAGGAGGTTGCTCAAGCAGATGCAGCAAGAATTGCGGCACAAGCCTCAGCAACAACCGCTTCGAATACTTTATCGGCTAGACTTAACCCACTACTGCTTATCGGAGGATAACTAATGGCAACAACCTACAAAGTGTTAGGGCAGTCAAATCCTGCTGCTACCACACTGACTACTCTTTATACTGTTCCTGCTGCAACCGAAACAGTAGTTTCAACAATTAGCGTAGCCAACTTATCAGGCTCGGCTATCACTTATAGAATTGCTATTCGTATAAATGGTGCTTCGATCGCCAATGCTCAATACTTGGCTTATGATGCTTCTTTGGCAGCAAACAGCACTACTGCCTATACTTTGGGCATAACTTTAGACGCAACAGATGTAATCAGCGTATATGCGTCTGATACAAATGGAGTATTTCAAGCCTTCGGATCGGAGATCGCATAATGGCAATTACCCTCAATGGCTCCTCAGCAGCAGGAGCAGTTACTCTCACTGGAACTCAAACTCTTACCAACAAGACTCTTACAAGCCCAGTCTTAGGTGGAACAACTACAACTGCCTCAGGCAACTTAGTTGTTGAACCTGCTACATTTATTCTTGAAGTAAAAGGTGGCGGCGCAACTGTTGGGCAGATACAACTTAACTGTCCTGTAAACAGCCACGGACAAAAGATTGCTTCTCAGCCTCATG